TTAAGTATTGTTTCATGGTCCCCAGTACGTTCCTGTTGTTAAGACGGAACGGCTGTATTTTCGCAACTGGAAATACCGGCAAGACCAAGGCTGCGCTGTGGGCGTGGGATTACCTAAACACTGAGGGCCTATGCAAAAAGGCGCTCGTTAGCGCGCCGCTCTCCACGTTGAACTTTACGTGGGCCCGCGAGGTACTTAACACGGTGCCACACCGCAAAGTGGCAATTCTTCATGGGACGAAACAGCAGCGCCTCGACAAGCTGAACGACCCCGACGTGGATATTTTTGTCATCAACCACGACGGACACAAAGTTATTCTGAAAGAGCTCTTGGCGAAGGGCATGCTCCAGACGCTAGGCATCGATGTCCTCATCATCGATGAACTTGCTGTCTTTCGTAACGGTGGTTCTCAGCGAACGAAGGGCATGCAGAAGCTCTGCGAGCAAATGGAGTGGGTATGGGGCATGACGGGTAGCCCCATCCCGAACTGCCCGACCGATTCATGGGCGCAGGCGAGGCTCATTACGCCGAGCAACGTGCCGAAATACTTCAACCGGTTCCGCGACGAACTGATGAAGAAGGTATCGAATTTCAGGTATATCCCGAAGCCCGACGCTGTTGAACGGGCATATAACGTGCTCCAGCCCGCGGTCAGGTTTACGCTGGACGATGTTGTCGAGCTGCCCGAGTGCGTTGAACGCACGATCGACGTCGACATGGGACCAACGCAGGCGAAGATTTACAAGCAGCTTATGGAGAAGTGCCACGCCGCCGTGGCCAGCCAGGAGATCACCGCCGCCAACGCCGGCGCCGTGATGATGAAGCTGCTCCAGGTGTCGACCGGTTGGGTCTACACCAAGGATCGGCAGATCGTGCCGCTCGACAACGACAAGCGCGTCACGGCTACCATTGACGCGATCAACGCGACCGATCGCAAGGTGCTGGTGTTTGCGCCGTTCAAGCACGCGCTTCAGGGCATCTCGGAGGCGCTTACTTCGGAAGGTATCGAACACGCCGTGGTGTCCGGCGATACGCCGGCCAACGAACGCTCGCAAGTGTTCAACCTATTTCAGAATACTGAAAAATATCGCGTGATCGTCGCGCATCCGCAATGTCTGGCGCATGGCATCACGCTCACCGCGGCCGACACTGTGATCTGGTTCGCGCCGGTAACGTCGCTCGAAATCTACGATCAGGCTAACCACCGCATCCGCCGCGTCGGTCAAAAACACAAGCAGCTCGTGCTGCACCTACAAAGCACGCCGATCGAGAAAAAAATCTATCGGATGCTTCAGAACAAGCAGCGCGTACAGGACAGCTTGCTTGAGCTGTTCGAGGAAGACAGCCGCCTCAATGCCGAGACGGCATAACCACCACCTACGGAGAACACGATGGCGAAGTCGAAAACGCCGAAACTTACTCCCAAACAGCGGATCCAGATTTACGAGGCGCTGAAAGAAGTGCTGATGCCCTCCAGCGCGAAGGAGGGATTGTTCGAGTACAAGCAAGACTACAACGACCGGAAGATCGCGGAGCTTTCCGGCGCGACGTTCATGCAGGTCGCTTACTTGCGGAGTCAATTGTTCGGCAAGCTGTTTAACGCTGCCGGCTACGTACCCATCCCTGAAATCATTACGCGCCTGAAGGATGCAGAGGCGCGGATCGCTCGTCTCGAGCATATGACTGTGCCTCGGTCTTCGGCCAGTTAATTTGGGAGGGTAACATGACCGATATCAAAACGAGGGTCGATCAGTTCGTGAAGCTGCGCGATCTGATCAGGGCGAAAGACGACGAGCATAAAAATAATATGAAGCCGCTCAAAGAGACACTTGAGCAACTCAATGCCGTTTTACTCAAGCACCTTGATGAGCTCGGCGGTGAGAGCGTCAAGACGGATAGCGGCACGGTCTATCGCACGGAGCGCAAGAACGCATCGCTAGCCGACGCCGAAGCCTTCATGGATTTTGTCGTCCGGCACGGCGCTTTCGATCTTCTCGACCGCAAGGCCAATGTCACTGCGGTCGAAGACTACATCAACGACCACGACGCCCCGCCCCCCGGCGTCAACTTTACCAAGACGTTCGTCGTAGGCGTGCGACGCGCGTGAACTAGGAGTGACCATGAACGCAATCGTCCCCACCAATTTCGGTCCGATCTCGGGCCGCTTCTCCAACACTCCGAAGGAAGACGACCTTTCGGCAGGCGTCCAGACCGGCTTTGGTATCGTCGGATATAAAGGCAAGGTCTGGTCGACGCGCTACCGCGGCTCGGAAGACGTCATGATGCGCGAGGACGGCGATGGGCCTCGCAACTCCATCGAGGTCGTTATTCTCAAGGCAAGCAGTCACGTCTCCAAGATTTGGTACCAGAACGGCTACATCGAAGGGTCGACGGCTGCGCCGGACTGTTTCTCCACCAACGGCGTGGTCCCTGATCCAGGCTCCAAGGCCAAGCAGTCCAACACCTGCGCGACTTGTCCCATGAACGCGTGGGGGTCGCGCATTACCCCGGCGGGTAAGCAGGGCAAGGCGTGCTCGGATTCCAAGCGTCTGGCTGTCGTGCCGCTGCATAATATTCCTAACGAAGGTCTTGGCGGGCCGATGTTGCTTCGTGTTCCGGCAGCGTCGCTGCGTGATCTTGCCGGTTACGGCGAGAAGATGCAGGCGTTGGGCTACCCGTATTATTCGATCGGCACCAGGGTATCGTTCGACGCCGCGGAGGCATATCCGAAGTTTGTGTTCGGTGCGATCCGTCCGCTGTCTGACGCCGAGGCCGACAAGGTGCTGGAGATGCGGGACAGCCCCGCCGTGGCGCGTATTCTGGCTGAAGGCTCGGAATACGTTAACCAGCCGGCAGCGCTGCCGGCCAGCGAGTCCGTGTTCGAGCAGCCGCCTGCTGCTGCTGCCCCGCCGAAGCAGGCCACACCTGCTGCGACCACTGCTCCTGCGCAGGTTCAGCAGGTTGCTCCTGCCCCTGTTCCGGTTGTTCAGGCGGCACCGGAGGCTACCAGCACGGGATCGAGTTTCGAGGAGGATCTCGACGCGAAACTGGACGCGCTGCTCGGCTGATCGCTATGGGGCCGGCGTCGCCGGCCCCAACCTGCTCACCCTAAAATCATAAGTGGCGATGTCGTTCGAACACGCACGTAAATACCTGTCACGGGTGCTACCGTGGCCGCAGGATGGAGACGCACCAGCGTACGTCAATATCCACTGGTCGCTGGACAAGCTGAACGATCGCGGCAAACCGATCTGGACCGGCCGTGCCGTGCGCTCGGTCGGCGAAGCCGTCAAGACGTTGGATTTCGCCCTCAAGGGCACCGACACCAAAGATATCTACGTCTGTCTCTCGACGCAGCGCACCGCCGAAGAGAAGATTTCTCGCAAGGGCTATCCCTATCGGGTACCGGTTCGCGGCCAGAATAACGCCGTCGCGCTCAAGAGCCTATTCATCGACATCGACGCTAAGCCCGGCCCGAACGGCTACGCCTCGATGGACGAAGCTGTTACCGCGCTGGGTAATTTTATCAAGGCTGTCGACCTGCCCAGGCCGAGCATGGTCGTATCGTCGGGCGGCGGGCTCCATGTTTACTGGACGCTTGCGACTCCGCTTCCGATCTATCAGTGGCAGCCGCTGGCTTACGCGCTGGCCGAGGCCACCAAGAAACACGGTCTGAAGTGCGACACGCAGTGCACCATCGACGGTGCGCGCGTTCTGCGCGTCCCCGATACCTTCAACCGCAAGCAGGAGCAGCCTCGCCCGGTCCGCATCGTCGGCACGCCGACCGATTTCGATTACTCGCTCGAGCGCATCGAGCGCGCGCTCGCGCCGTATAAAGTTGCGCACTCACAGCCACCCTTGCCACCGCGCGCGCCGTTGACTGGCATCAGCGACCTCGCAGCCGGTGTCGACATGGGCGGTGCGCAGCCGATCGAGCTGAACAGCGTGGCGCGGGAGTGTGCGTTCGTGCGCGACGCGATCGCGACTGGCGGACTCGCATACTCTAATCCGCTTTGGAATCTCACAACGTTGATTGCGACCTTTGCGAAAGGAGGACGCGCCGATGCCCACCGCATGGCATGCGGCCATCCGGGATATACAAAAGAGGCAACAGATGAGCTCTTTGACCGGAAAGAAAAAGAAAAGGAAGCTAAGGGACTTGGCTGGCCTTCCTGTCGGACAATCTCAGCGTCCGGATATGCCGCCTGTGCGGGCTGTCCACACTTTGCAGCGGGTAAATCTCCTCTTAACTTTGCCCCTCGACCCAATCAACAAGTGGCGGCTTCAGCGACTCCAGTACTGGGTAATACAGTACATCATACTTCGGGCTCGGACCTCCCTTCCGGATACAAGCGTTATCCCACGGGTATCGTTGCGCGCGTTCTCACCCGAGAAGATGGCACGCAATTTGAGGAAGCCATCAGCTCCTATCCAATGACCGATCCTTGGCTCCAGAAGGATCCGGCTTACACGCTGAATTTTACGTCCGTAACTGAGCTCGGCCGCGCCGCGCAGATCTGCCTTCCCCTCAAAGAGGCCAGCGCCGAAGACGGATTGCGCCGCATCTTGTGGAGCCAGGGGCTTCCACTGCGCAAGGCCGAAACAAAATCTGTGATGGAGTTCATCGTGGCCTGGATCGAAAAGCTCCAGAAGAGCAAGGACTCGGTTGTGTCGTCCGCTCCGTTCGGTTGGAGCCTCAAGAACGGCCGTATCGAGGGATTTATCTACGGCGGCAAGCTGTGGTCGCCCACCGGCGATCGCACCGCTGCCATGACCGACCCCGTTATCGCCATGCAGTACGCCCCGACGGGCGATCGCGAGCCTTGGATCAAGGCTGCGGCGATGATTACCTCGCAGGGTAGGCCGGCGCTGGACGCCTTTCTGGCGGCGTCGTTCGGTGCGTCGCTTGTCAGGTTCACCGGCCAGGCTGGCCTCTTGATGAGCGCCTACTCCCAGGAAACCGGCATCGGCAAGACCACGGCGCTGCGCATCGCGCAGGGCGTGTGGGGCGATCCGATCCGGGCGAGCCAGGGACTCACCGATACGCTCAACAGCGTGGTCAACAAGATCGGCGAACTCCGCTCGCTGCCGTTGTTCTGGGACGAGATCAAGACCGAAGAGGACACTAAGAAGTTCGTCAAGCTGGCGTTCCAACTGTCGTCGGGTAAGGAGAAATCCCGCATGACGCAGTCGGTGGCCCAGCGTCATGTCGGAACGTGGCAGACGATGCTGGTCAGCGCGTCCAACGACAGCATCCTGGACTGCGTGCTGCAGCAGACCAAGCAGACCGACGCCGGCCTGATGCGTGTGTTCGAGTATGAAGTCGCGCCGGCAACGAGCAACAAGGGCCAGATCGATCAGGCCGATGCCGATCAGTTACTTGCCGGGGTATATGACAACTACGGCGTGATCGGGCTCGAGTACGCGAAGTTTCTCGGCGCTAATCACCAGACGGTCGCCGCGGAGGTCGCCGCGTTTCACAAGCAGCTAGGCCAGGAATTGTCCATGAAGCCCGATGAGCGCTTCTGGCAGGCGCTGTTGACGTGTGTCTTGATGGGCGCGCACTACGCCAACAAGCTGGCATTTACGCAGATCGACGAAGCCGCGTTGAAGGGTTTTATGGTCGAGCAGGTCGACCGTCTCCGCTATGAGCGGTCGCGGTCCGGCGTCGACATGAAGAAGCAAATCAACGTGTCCAACGTGCTGGCGCAGTTCATCAACGCCATGCGGGCACGCCACACGCTGCGTACCAACAAAATTCATACCGGCCGCGGAAAGCCGCCGGCGGGAACGATCAAAGTCATTAACGACGCGAGCAAGCTCGACGCGATCTATGTGCATATCGGCGTAGAGGATAAGATCCTGCGGATCAGTGCGACGTATTTCTCAGATTGGCTCAATGAGCAAAAACTCTCCCGTCATCTGTTTCTGCGGTCGCTCAAGACTGAGATGGGCGCGATCGATACTCGCGGCAGGATGGGCGCCGGTACCGAATTCGTAGGTATGTTCGAATACCTTATCGAGATCAATCTCGCCAACACCAAGTACGCCAACTTCATCGACGAAGACTAACAAGATCGATCATGTTCAAAATCGAGAAAGACATCCCGGTAGCACCGATCGAACGCGACACGTCGCTGTACCCCTGGAGAAACATGGAGGTCGGCGACTCGATCATCATCGAGCGGCCCGAGCATCAGTTCACGGCGCGCAGCGCAGCAAGCGCATATGGCAAAAAACACAAGATGAAGTTTGTCAGTCGCAAGCTCCCCGAGGGCATGCGCATCTGGAGGGTGAAGTGATGCCCGCACCGAAACTGAACTGGATGCAGGTGTCAGAAATCCGCAGCTCGCACGCGACGAACGCCGAGCTCATGCAGGAATACGGTGTCGACCGCACGACGGTTCAGGCGATCCGGAACGGCAGGACGTGGGCCGGTCCGAACAAGCGGATGCTCCCGCCGTTTTTCACGCCGCGCGGGCTGTCGCGCGAGTCCGCTGCGAGCTACATTGGCGTGTCTCCCAGTTTGTTCGACAAGCTGGTCGCTGACGGTC